AAATTTTCTAATGCAGGTCTCTGCGCTGAAAATAATATTGGCCCTTTAAAGTGTGTAGCCATAATAAACCTCCTTGGTTGTATAGACCATCCGTTATGCAGTCTCTATACCGTCTGCTAGCCCAGTGTGCATAACTATTAACTGCTAGAATTTCAATATGGCATAAAAAAAGGGCGGAGTCAAAGACAACCGCCCTTATAAATTAATCCGAGAGGATTTAAATATTATGCACCAGATGTACCAAATACACAACGTGGATCTGAGAAACCAAATGAGTATCTCTCTCTTGCTTTGTATCTGATATTACCTGTATCAAAATCACCTTCCATCACTGTCTTTAATGGTGTTCTGGTAAAGTGTTTGAAGCCATTAGGGGCATCAGTTTTGATAAAGAAAGCATCTGCATCATTTAGGTAGTGGTTTACCACATAACCCTGTGGGATCACTCCCATGTTTCTGATGGCATTGATGTCATTATCTGCTGTGCCAGTCCTTAATGTTGACTCCATTAATCGGTTAGCTGTGAACTGTAGCTGTCTTGGGATAAGTTTCATACCTTGAATAGCTGTTCTTAAGCCTCTCTCATCTCTGAAATCAGCGATGTCGATTAAGGATTGCTCGAGTGAAGTTTCATTCAAGTCAGCATCTGTTGCAAGTCTGTTTGATAAGTTACCACCTGTTTGAAGTGGGTGTTGTGTATTGATAAGTGATACACCGTCACCACCAGGGTTACTTCCTGCAGCTCCTGCAGCAGCAAAAGCGTCGTTAAGAATAGCGGCAGCTTTTACTTGCTTTGTGTTTGCCATTGAACGAGCAAGTGCTCTTGTATATCTCGCAGCGAGTCTGTCGTAAAGGTTGTCCTCTACAGCTTCCTCTGTGATTGAGAATGCAAGTGCTACTGTTTCGTGTGTATAGCGTGCTGTGAATGTTTCGTTAGCTGTATCGAAAGATACGCCTTCACCTTCTTGTTTGGTTGGGGCGGTTCCGAAACCTGCTAACATTACTTCTTCTTCAAATGCTCTGTCAGATGACTCAGCATCAAAGATCTCAGCGTGTTCATTGTCGTAACGTGAATATTCCAAGCCGAACAGAGCGTTCAAACCTGGCTCTAACTCTTTAACGAGTTGACTTCTAGATATAGCCATAGTTTAACCTCCTATATGCCTGTAGTATCTCTATACTGATGTTTGTTAATTCTAACAAGAATGTTAGCGTTAGCAGCAGTATAGTCACTGTTATCAGGATCTGTTGAAAGATCATAAACAGCGAAGTTAGAAGCACTTGAAGTTGCAAATGTACTACCGTCAATAGCAACATCGGAAATACCTGATTTGGTAGATCCTGTGCTATATGTAGCGATATTACATGTTGAACCGACTTGTGCTCGTCCAGCGTTTGAATCGTCACATTTGACTTCAAACACCACGTCTGGGTCTGTGATTACGTTTGCAACAATATCGTCTGCTACAATCGCCCCTGGATAGTGGTTTGAGAAAGTTGGTTTTTGTGAAGTTGGGTCTGTATAGAAACAACCATTGAAAACACCAACAAGCTCAGCACCAGCAGAGGACCCACGAGAAATAGAACCATTTGCATTTAATACAACTGGGTCTCCCATGAAAATGGAATTCGTTTCATTGCTAGCAATGGTCATTTGTTGTTGACCTTGTCCGTTATAAGCGGAACCTTGCATAAGAACTGGACGAAATCCAAAGTTTCCTTGTTGATTTGCCATTATATTACTCCTTTGTAATATGTTGTTAGTATTGGTCGTTTAACAAACCGTGCCGATTACGACTTGTTTCCTTTACCAAATGTTACATTGGTACGCCTTTGGGGTTTACTGATCGGCATCCTTGGATCCTCGATTTTCAGTAGATCGCTGTCGACAGCCTCTTTTTGGCTCTCGGTTAGATTTTGATAATAAGCATTACGCTCTTCAACGGTTTCTACTGGCATACGAGCTAACAGTAACCCACCTACCCCTATCACACCTGCGTGTTTACCATCTTCAATGGTTGGAAGTTGCCAGTCAGGATACTCATCGGCTCGGACTAATTCCCAACCTTCTCGTAATTTTCCCATGATATTTTTCGTATCATCATAACCTCTAACTGATTCCCTAATCCATCGGTGTTTAAATCCATCCGGTGCTGGGGGTGCGTCTAACGAAGAAGGTCTAACCCAACCTTTTTTACGAGTTGTCTTTTCCCTAGTTTCGCTAGATCTTAGCATTTTATTTACCATATTGTCTCCAATCTATACATATTTTGCGTATTGTTCAAGAGTAAGCCCTAGTTTTTTTGCTATTGCAACTTGACTAGGAGTAAGTTTTACCTTTTTAGAACCGCTTGTTGTTTTTGAACGAGAGGCAGAAGCAACCACTTGTGGTGCTCTCTCTTTAGTTTCTTTGACTTCTTCTTCTTGTTTTTGCTCAAACTTATGAGGAAATTGATTTTTCATATATGAATTAATTTCTTCATAATACTCATCACTTTTAGGGTCATAACCCTCTTTTAAAAGTTTTTTGTGATGAGCTAAAGCAGTAAAAGTCATTGCTTCATCTTGACCGAACCATTTGTTTTCTGAAGCCCATTGCTCGGCTCGTGGATCGGGTTGTCTTGGAGCAGGTTGTTGTGGTTGAGTTTGTTGTTCAGCCATTAAACCCTCTTGTTGTTTTTGTAAAGCCTCTCTTTGCTGCTTAGATGCTAAAGCTCTCTCTTCTTCAATAGCCAATCTAGTTAGAGCTCTTTGTGCTTCTACTTGAGCATTAACATCACTATTCATTAACGCATCTTGATAAGCCTTTTTAGTTTGCTCTATTTGAGATTTAACTCTGCTTTCATACTCACTAATATAATTTTCATCTAGAGACTTTATTTTATTTTCATACTCTTCATATTTTTTCTTTGCACTTTCTGCAAAACGAAGAGCCTCTTGTTCACGTTGTTCAGTCTTCTCTACTCTGTCTAAAAGTTTTTTAATTCTTCTTTGAACATTTTTAGAATACTTGTCTAAGCCATCATCTTTAGAATCTTCTTCTTCTTTTGATGACTCTTCACTTTTTTCTTCAGTGGAAGTCTCTACTTTTTCTTCTTCAGCTTTATTCTCTTCAGTAGATTTATCTTCCTGTTGAAGTTCAACCTCTTGACCCTCTCCTGTGGTGTCAAGGTCTACCATTTTTTCTTCAGCCATAATTGTCTCCTTTAATAAAGGGTTAGTACATCTTTAGGATCATCTAATTTTGCTAATACTTCATCATCGTTAAGAATGCGAATTTCTCCACCTTCAATCTTAACTCTGGAGCCTGCATATTTTGCAAACACAATCCAATCTCCTTTTAAACACCAAGGTCCATTAGGAAATTTATTTTTATCAGCATAAGCATCTGGTCCCATATTTAAAATTAAACCAACATTAGTTGTTAATTGTTGCTCTTCTATTGCTTTATCTGTCAACAATAAACCACCTTTGGTTTTTTCTACTCCCTTATAAGGAAGCACCACAATTCTCCAGCCTGTTGCTTGAGGAACTCTGTCCATAGCGGCCTTTTTATTCTCTTCTTTCTTTGTTTCATCTACTTTGGTTTTCTTTTGAAAACCTTTTGGAAGTATTATTTTACTCATCTTTCATTACCTCATTATATAAATCCTGGTAATCTATCAAAAACTGTTCTAGTCCGTGTAGCTTACCCAATTGATATTGGTATTCTTCAAAAGATTTCAAAGACCTTGATAGTAAATCTTCTTTCTTTTCCTCGATCTTCTGTTGAATTAGTTTTTTTACTTTGTAATCGAAATGTTCCACTATTTGTCGGAGTTAATTTTTTTCAACTTTTCGAAGCTGCGGATTCCGGACATGCCCAATAATGCCATGACAAGCGGCATGAGAACCCCTAAATCAAGAGAAGGTAATGGATCTGTTTGAATACTGAAAGCGGCTAAAAAGAAAGCAATAAATTGTTTTAATACGAACTCCCACAATATCGCTAACGCACAGGACATTCCGATGAGGGGGCGCCACGAGCGCTGTAGCATTCCTGATAGACCACCTGCTACTGATTTAGCATCAGCCAAGTTAATATCCATTTGTTTAGAGTTAATTTGGTTTTCTAGTTCTTTGAGTTTGTTTCTTGCGGCAAGTTTCTCTTCCTCGCTAGTATGGACACTGTCGATAACTTTACCGACAGTGTCTACTAAAGATCCGCCTAAAATTTTTGATAACATTGTTTAGAGGTATTGAGCTACGACCCAACCGATAACTACACCGATTACAAGCCATTTCTT